GCCGATGACCTCCCGCTGATCGACGCGATGGTCGAGGAGTTCGAGCAGCGGGTGCAGGGTCTGGGTGCCGCCTACGAGTGGTCGATCCAGGATCTGCGACGGTCGGCGATGGCGGGGGCGAACCTCGACCAGCGTCGCGCGCGGGCCGCACGCCGGGCCATCGAGCAGCAGATCGAGAACATCGCCGCGCTCGGCAACACGAAGGCCGGGCTCGTTGGGTTCTTCAAGATCCCGAACGTGCCGCTCGTCTCTCCCGTCACCGGCACGTGGTCGACCGCCACCGGCGCGCAGATGGTCGAGGACATGATGGAGCTCGCCTCCAGCATCCCTGACACCAACAAGGAAACGTTCGACCCCGACACGCTGGTGCTGTCGATCGTGCTCTACAACAAGTTCGCCACTACGCGGATCAGCACGACCGGCGACACCAACGGCACCGCCCTTGAGGCCTTCCTGCGGTCCAACCCGTGGGTGACCAATGTCGGCACGTGGAACAAGGCAGCACTGGCGAACGCGGCCGGCAACGGCCCGCGAGCGGTCTGCTACAAGCGTGACCCCGAGGTGCTCACCCTCGAGATCCCGCAGGAGTTCGAGCAGTTCCCGCCGCAGGCGAAGAGCCTCTCGTTTCTCGTACCCGTGCATGCACGCATCGGTGGGGTGATCTGCTACTACCCCATCGCCATGGCCTACATGGACGGGCTCTAGGCTTCGACTGGCGCTCCCACTTCGGTGGGGGCGTCGACCTCTGCAACCCCGGAAAGGTTCAAAGCGAAAATGACTACCGACACAATCGTTGTTACCAACACGCGCCGCTCGCTACTTCGGCTGCCTACGATCCACGCGGTGCTGGCCAAGGGCACCGAGGTGCAGACCGCGGCCGTGCTCGACGCCGATGACCGGCTCGTGACGCCCGCTGTGATGGTGCCCGAGGGCACCGTGCTGTCGGAAGCGTTCCCGTTTCACAAGCTGATCCCCGGGCAGAACGATGTCCCCCGGAAGTACTGGGAGCGGGTGAGCACCGACAACCCCGCGGTCAAGCTGTGGCTGGCGTGCGGATACATGCTCGTGAGCGAAGGCAAGGCCACGGCGCTGGTCGCCGCCCTCGACACGCTCGATCCCCACTCCGCGCGGCAGCACATCGCCGAGTGCGCCAACATGCAGGTGCTCATCAAGTGGGGCGAGGACGCCGAGTCACCAGGTCTGCGTAAGGCGATCGAGGTCCGCAAGAGCGAACTGATCGAAAGCGCCGACGGACGCCCCCGAGGCAACGCGGCGTACACGGACAAGAGCGGTCCCGTCTTCGGTGACGATACGACTTCCGCACAGGTCAATGGCGCAGGCGGACCCGTGCGAGGCGAGGGTGAGGCTCCCGACGCTATCACCGCCACGCCCGTTGCACCGCCGGCCCCCGCGCCCGTTGCACCGCCGGCCCCCGCGCCCGCGCCCGAGGCCGAGACCCCCGACCCCGAGTGGGCGGAGCCGGAGGGGTAGGACGTGGCCGCGACCCTGGCACAGTTTAGGAACACGTTCAGCGAGTTCCGATCGACCGAAGACGCCGAGATCGAGGCTAAGCTCGTACTCGCGCGTCTGGAGGTCAATACGACTGTGTGGGGGCCGCGGGCCGACGCGGGTGTGCTGTACATGGCCGCGCACAAGATCGCGCTCGCACCTGCCGGGCAGAACGCGAAGTTGAAGCCTGAGAACGCGGCCAAGACCGTGTACTTGATGGAGTTCAACCGCATGAAGCGCGCCGTCACGCTCGGCGTGGCCCGCACCGCAGGGGCGCCGCCCGCAGACGCGTTCGATCTGCCGGGGGCCCGCAATGGCTGCTAGGGTCAAGCTCCAGGTGCGAGACGTCGACCGCGGCTGGAAAAAGCTGTGGCGCACGATCCGCACCTCCAGCCGCGTGGCGGTCACCGCCGGCGTGCACGGCCAGGACAAGGGGCGCACTGAGGGCCAGATCAACAACGTCGGCCTGGCGGCGATCCACGAGTTCGGCAGCCGCGCCGCCAACATCCCCGAGCGCAGTTTCATCCGCCACACGGTGGACACCAAGCTCCCCTCATGGGAACGCCTGCTCGGCAAGCTCGGCGGGAAGATCTACGCGCTCGAGATGCCGCTCGAGCAGGCGCTCGAGATCACGGGGCTGCGCATGGCCTCCGATATGCAGCGCACGATCTCGCGGCAGCCGTCGCACTGGGATCCGCTCAAGCCGGCGACCATCGCACGCAAGGCCAGCGAGAAGGCCCTGATCGACACCCGTGAGCTCCTGCGGTCCATCAAGCACAGGGTGGGCGGTCGCTCGTGAGCAACATCGGCCCTACCTGGCAGGACAAGCTCGCCACGCTCACGCGCGGGCTTGAGTGGGCTAGCGGTGTGTCCGGCGTGTGGAAGTTCCAAGACGACGCCTTTCAGGCGCCGCGCAACAACAAGCCGTGGTTTGAGCTGCGCATGCGGCGCGTCTTCGCGCTCGCCCCCGACGAGGTGCGCGACTGCGACAACATCGACCCCACCACGGGAGACCCCGACGTCACGAACCCCCGCAAGGAAGTCGTGATCGGCCAACGCGAGTTCCGCTGTGAGATGCGGGTGTTTGGTCGCGACCAGGACCACGACGTGGTTGCGTGGGTCGTCGCGGAGCGTACGCGCACCCGCATGCGTCTGCCGTTCTTCACCAACGAGTACCTCAACAAGCCGCCCGACCCCGACGCCGACAACGTGCCGAGCGCGAACATGGCGTTGATCGAGCTGTTCGACGTGATCGCCATGCCGCCGCCCGACAAGGTCGTGCAGGATCGCTGGGAAAGCGAGGCGGTCCTGGAGATGCGACTCGCCACTTCCGTGGCCGAGGACGATGCCGCATCGACGGGCACCTACATCGAGAAGGTGCTGATCTCCAGCGACCTACTACAGCCCGACGGCGTAACCCCCCTGGCCGCCTCACTGCAGCTGAATGACCGACTGATCGACGGCTCCCCATAGCCGCAAGAAAGGGCCAACCATGACTACGCTTTCATCCATCGTAACCGTTACGATCACCAGTGCCAGCCGCGGAGTCAGTCGCGCGAGCTTCGGCATTCCCTTGGTCATCTCACGCTCTGACGTGCTGCCCACGCTGTTCAAGGTCTACGACCTCGCTACCGCCACCATCGACATGGTAACCGACGGGTTCCTAACCAACGACCCGGCTTTCTTGGCGGTGTCGGCGCTGGCGCGCAACACACCCAAGCCGTCCCAGGTCGCGGTGGGTAAGCTGGTCACCGACTTCGATCAGACGTTCAGCATCACGGTCAAGCCCGTTGTGGCCGCAGGCGGCGAGATCTACGCGTTCAACGTCAAGGGCCCGCTGGGCGTGGTCAGTCCGATCACCTACACCGCCATCGCTGCCGACACCGAGACCGTCATCGCGGCCGCGCTCGAAACGCAGATCGACGCGATCGCCGACATCACGAGCGTACCCACCGCGGGTGTGATCGCGGTCACGGCAGACGTCGCCAACGAGATGTTTCGGGTGCAGGGGCTTGACGTCAATATCCTCGAGTTCCTTGAGACGACAGTCGACTCGAACCTCGTCGCCGAGCTGGCGGCGATCACCGCTCAGTACCCGCAGTGGTACGGGCTGATCCTGGCCGACCCCAACAGCCAGGCGCGGGCGCAGCTGCTCGCGGCCAACGTCGAGACCCAAGAGCGGATCTTCGGTGTCACCACGCACGACACCGACAACGGCGACTCGGTCAGTACGACCGACATCATGTTCACCACGAAGGCCGCGTCGTTGTTTCGCACCTACGTGATGTATTCCGGAGACCAGGGCGCACACGCGGCGGCCACGTGGATGGGGAACAGGTTCCCGATCCCGCCGGGCTCCAGCACGTGGGCGTTCAAGCCACTGTCGGGGGTCGCGGTCGATGTCCTGCAGACGAGTTTCACGGACGCCATCGAAGGCAAGAACGGCAACCACTACACGACCGTGGGCGGCGCCAACGTCACGCTGCAAGGCACCATGGCGTCGGGGGAGTTCATTGACGTCATTCGCGGTCGCGACTGGCTGACCGTGCGCCTGCAGGAGCGGATCCTAGGTCTGCTGGTCAACGCCCCGAAGGTGCCGTACACCAACGGCGGTATCGACCAGGTGGTCGCGCAGGTGATCGCGCAGATGGAAGAGGGCATCGAGGCTGGCTACCTGTCGCCTGACATACCCGAGGGCCAGGACACCGCGTTCATTGTGACCGCGCCGCTTGCGTCGGCGGTCTCTGCTGCCGACAAGCTCAACCGCTTGCTGCCCGACGTCGCATTCACCGCAACGCTCGCCGGCGCCATCCACGTCGTGCAGATCAGCGGCGTGATCCAGGTCTGACCCCTCTGAGTACGAAAGGCAAAACGCCATGTCACAGGAAGCTAGAATCTACAATCCCGACGAAATGACCATCGTCGTGGGGCCGGTGCTGATCAACTCGGGTTTTGCCGAAGACGACTTCATGAGCGTGGAAGGTGAATCCGACACCGTGGCCGACGTCTCGGGAGCCGACGGCGAGGTGGCCATCTCCCGCAGCAACGACCACAGGGCTACGGTCACCATCACGCTGCTACAGACGGCGCTGGCTAACCAGGGCCTTTCGGTGCTCAGCAACCTCACGCGCACGTCGCCGAACATGGTGGGCGCGGTCGTGCCGTTCCTGGCGCGCGATCAGAACGGCACCTCGCTCTACACCGCCAAGGACTCGTGGGTCATGAAGCCACCGGATGCCGCGTTCGGGCGTACCGCCAAAGAGCGTGCCTGGCCGATCCGGTGCGCGAACCTGCTCCGCAACGACGGCTCCAACAACCTGATCGCCGGCGCGTAGCCGGTTCCCAAACGCCCCAAAGGAAAGGATAAGGCGCATGGACCTAATCACGGCAGAAGAGAAAGAGATCGACGGGATCCGCTTCAGGTACACCCCCCTGATGCTCAAGCAGTCCCGGGCCACGTTCGACGAGCTGGCGCAACGCTTCGGACCCGCGATCGCTGCGGCTGTAGAGGGCCTGGGCGCAGCCGACCTAGATGCGGACATGGAGTTCGCGCAGGCGCTCGGCAACGTCACCGACTCCGCAGGTGCGCTGCTGCGCGGCTTCGTGAGCGGGCTCGATCACGCGTACCACGCCAAGCTGGCCGACGCGTTGGCCAAGCAGACCGAGTTCGTAAACGACAAGGGCAACTGGTTGCCGTTGGGCGATGACATTCGCGAGCTGATGTTCGGGGCTAAGCTGCTCACCGAGACCAAGCTGATCTGGTGGTGCCTATCAGTGCAGTATTCTGATTTTTTAGCACCGCTGGCGAAGCTGGGCCGGTCAGCGATAGCCCTGCGGGGGATGGCTACATCAGCCTCCGGATCCCCAAAGGCGTCGACTGGTTCGTCCACCGCATCGCAGTCAGCGACAAGTATTCCGACAGCCTGACCGATATCTTGCGTCACTGGACCATGGGTGACGTGCTGAGAGCCAACCTAACCCTAGACGCCATTGAAAACGCGGAAGCTCGCGCGCTCAGGGCGGCCAAAAAGAAAGCCTAGAAGCCAGTGCCCGTCTTGCGCGAGATAGTTGCCCGGCTCGGGATTGACCTCGATAAGAAGGGGTTTTCCGACGCCAACAAGCGCGTAGGCCAGACGGTCAAGCAACTCGAGCAGGCGCCTGCCGCAGCCAATGCCGCGCTCGCATCCGTGGGTCGGTTCTTCGGTGTGGCCGCTATCGGGTTCGCAGGGCTCAAGCTCGTCGAGCTCGCTAGCGACGCTAACGAGACGCTGAACGTTCTCAACGCATCGTTCGAAGACAACGCGCAGGAGGTACTCGACTGGTCGGCGGACTTCGCCACGGCGGCGGGCCGCAGCGAGTTCGGTATGCAGGAGATGGCCGGCACGCTCGGCGCCGTCCTGAACCCCCTCATGGAGCGCAACAGCGAGGTGGCCGCAGAGATGGCCAAGGGGCTCAGCGAGGCTACCGTCGACTTGGCGAGCTTTTTCAACATGGCGGACAGCGATGTTCTAGTGAAGCTGCGCGGCGGCATCACAGGCGAAGCCGAGGGCCTCAAGGTTCTAGGCATCGTGATGAATGAGGCGACGCTGGCGGCGTTCGCGTTGTCGCAGGGGATCAACAAGAGCGTCAAGTCGATGTCGATCGCCGAGAAGACGACACTTCGCTACGACTTCATTCTCGACCAAGCCTCGCTGGCGCAGGGCGACGCCGCCAAGACTTCCGAGGGGTGGGCCAACGCTACCAAGGGTCTGCTCACCTCGCTCAAGGATTTGGGCACACGCATCGGCCTGACGGTTCTACCGTTCGCCGAGAAGGTGGTGATCGTCTCGCGCAATATTACGCGGGCATTCATGGAGTGGCAAAAGGGCACGAAGTTCTTGGCGTCGGTGATGATCGTACTAGGCGCGATAGGCGCCAAGGTAGCCCTGGGGCTGCTGATAGCGTGGGCGCCGGTCATCATTCCTTTCCTCAAGTTCATTGCGGTCGTGGTTATAGCGGCGGCCATTCTCGACGAGTTCTTCGTATTCATGGCGCGTGGCGACACCGTGATCGGGCGCTTCATAGATACTATCTTCGGGCCCGGGTCCGCGTCGGCTGCCGTCGATCACTTGTGGGAGGCGTGGGATAGGCTGAACCACCTGTGGTCCCAAGTGATGCCCACACTGAGGCTGCTGACGGGTTCGTTCAAGTCCGACATGGAGACGATGACAAACGCCTTCAACGCATTTTTCGGGGACGTGCGCGCGGGGTGGGACATAATCACCGAGAAGATAAACCGATTCATCGGGACGGTGAAAGAGGCCTTCAACACGGTCAAGAGCTTCGGTTTCAACCTGGGCGTGAACGCGGCGGCGGGGCAGGAAGGGCTGGCGGCCGCGAGAGGCGGCAGGGACATACGGCAGCTGGGCCGCACAGCCGCGCCCCCGCCGACGGCCGAGGTACTGCAGAGCCTACCCGGGCAGAACATGTCGATCGACAACTCGGTCACGGTGCAGGTGGCGGGCAACGCTACGGCGGCCGACGCCGGGCGCATCGCCGAGGCGAGCTCGGAAGCCCAGCGCAGGCAGGCGCGGCGCACGCGTGCCGCAGTCACCCAGAGGGCGGAGTAGGTGGCGTCGCGCGTGTCCATAGGCGAAGCGGGCGGAGACCCGATCGTGCTCGACGCCAGCGTGCGCGAGGTGCACAGCGTGGCCGGTGAGGTCACCGAGCACCCGGTCGAGAAGGGTGTCGACATCGTCGACCACTACCGCGTGCAGCCTAGGAAGTTCGAGGTCGAGTTCGTTGTCACCAACAGCCCGCTAGACTCGTCCCTCATTCCGGGCTTGACGTTGATCAACAGTATCGTGGGCCTCGTGCAAGGCGACGCCGATCCCTCGGCCAATGCGTGGGCTGAGTTTCAGCGGTTCGTAGACGACGCGGTCGTGTTGGAGATCTCCTCGAGCCTGGAGACGTACCCCAATATGGTGCTCACCGACCTATCGGTCACACGCACCGCGGGCACCACCAACGGCCTGCACGGCACGCTCAGCGTGCGCGAGGTGCGCTTCGTGGAGACCGAGACGGGGCTGGCCATCGCCCTCGCTGCGCCCCTGAAGGCGCTCAAGAGTGTGGGCAAGAAAACGAACAAGGACTCGAACACGACGCAAGCCAGGCAAAGTAGCGGGCTGCTCAAGACGTTCCAAGCTGTGAACTTGTTGCAATAATGGCGATCGAAAACGTACAGACCCTGGCCGACGGCACGCTGAGCTACCGTCAATCCACGCCCCTCGACGGCGTGGTGTTCGTGCTGCGCTTCGACTGGAATGCGCGCGATAGCAACTGGTACCTCTCCGTGCACGACGCCGACGACGAGCCGATCTCAGGCTGCGTAGGCCGCAAGCTGGTGGCGGACTACCCGGTGCTTCAGCGCAGCGTAGCCGAGGGCAGGCCCGCGGGGGACTTGCTGGTGGTGAGCGGTAGCGGGGAAGATCCGGGGCTGTTCGAACTGGGTGACGGCAGCATCCTTACGTATGTGCCGATCGCCGATGTCGAGGCGTCTGCAGCTGGGGAGGAAATCGCATGACCCTCCAGTTCGGCCGCGTCGTAGAGGTGCAGGTAGACACGATCAAGATCGGGGGCCTGGACGCGTCCTTTCGCGTGGTCAAGACGCTGAAGAAAGAGCCCAACACGTGCGAGCTCACGATCTACAACCTCAACGACGACCACCGCGATCAGCTCGCGCAGCTCGAAGCCCCGATCGTTGAGATCTCTGCGGGCTACAAGGGCATTGAAACCCTGAGCACGGCCGCGATCGCAGCCGTCGACAATCTGCTAGGCGGGGGCGCAGACGCCGGGCGCGCAGGCGTGGGGCTCATCTTTCGCGGTGACGTGCGCGACGTGTCGAGCTCGAAAGACGGCGTTGATTGGGTCACCACGCTCGAGAGCGGCGATGGCGAGAAGTCGACGCGCTTCGCTCGGATCAACAAGTCATTCCGCGCCGGCACCTCGCTCGACACCGTCATGAGTGAGGTGGGCAAGTCCATGGGCGTAGGGCTCGGCAACCTCATCAAGAAAGCTAGGGAGGGCAAGCTGCTGCAGGCCGGCAACGAGTTCCTGAACGGCGTGACGGTGTCGGGCAACTCGTCGAAAGAGTTCGACAGGCTGGTGAAATCCGCAGGCCAGGAGTGGTCTATTCAGGATGGCGCTTTGCAGCTCCTGGACATCGGCCAGTCGCTGGCGGACATCTCGGTGGTGCTCACGCCCAACACCGGCCTGGTCGGCTCACCGACAATCGGCAACGATGGCGTGGTGCGCATCAAGGCGCTACTCAACAGCGACATCGTGCCGGGCCGACAGCTCGAGGTACGCAGCCGGTTCGATAACCCTTTCTACGTCGATATCGAGGCCACAGAGATATGACGATCACACCCGACGAGGCGGAGGTACTCAACGACGCTATCAACGACGCGTTGATCGATGTGCACGTGTCGCTGCCCGGGCGGGTGCAGCTGTACAACCCTCTCACGCAGACGGCCACGATCGTGCTGCCCATCAAGCGCGTACTGCAGCGTGCCGACGATTCATTCACCACCGAGGCGCTGCCCGTACTCGAAAACGTGCCCGTTGCGTTCATGCGGTCGGCGGCGTTCGCACTGACTCTACCGCTGGCCCCGGGCGACACCGGGCTCGTAGTGTTCAGCGAGGTCTCGATCGATCAGTGGCGGAGCAAGAACGCTGAGACGTCGCCAGGCGACATCGGCAGGCACACGCTCACCGGCGGCGTGTTCTACCCCGGCCTGGCGCCCAACGCCAAAGCGATCAACCCCCTCGACACCGACATAAGCACCGACATGGTCATGGGCGAGATCGATGGTGTGCAGTTACGGGTGAAGCCGGGCGGTATTGCCCACGTCGTGAGCGGCGGCAACTCTACTGCCGACGACTTCGTGGTCATGACTGGTAAGCTGGACTCGGCGATCGTTGCGATGCTGACTGCGGGGGAGGGGTTCGGGGGTGACGCGGCGCTCAACTTCGCAGCGGCCCTAGCCGAGTGGGAGGCGTCGCAGACGATAACGTCGTCGAAGATAGGGTCGGAAAATCTGAAGGCCGACAACAAGGTGGTGCCGCCGTGACCAGCCTTCTACTAGACGAGTGCGGCGACCTCGACATCACTGCGGGGCGCATGTCGATCGTGCGCGACGCCGACGCCGTCAAGCAGGACTGGGTAGTCTACATAAAGACGATGCTTGGCGAGTGGTTCTTGAACCTCGAGATCGGCGTACCGTACACGCAGCGCGTGCTGTCGAAGCAGATCACGGTGCAGGCGCTGAAGCAGATTTTCACCACCGCATCACTGGAGGTGCCGGGGATCTTGCAGGTGACCAGCGTGATCGTGACCGATCTCAACGTGGCTGCACGCACCGCCGACATCACGGTCAACGTTGTCATCGACGGCGCTGAAGGCCCGGAAACAGGGCAGTTCAAGTACACCGGCACGATCCCGCCCGACTGCGAGATAGGTGGTACAGTCGTGCAGGGTGACATCGTCGTCGTGCAGGGCAATGCTATAGTCATGCAAGGTTAGGGAGCTCCCAAGTGGCAGTAGATAGAGTACAACACAGCCTAACGCGCCCCGCGGACTCCCCGGATCGTCGGTCGCACCCGCAGCTCGGTTTCGTCGACGCCGCCGACGCCGCTGCGCGCACGGGAATAACGCAGTCGATACTCGACCGCGGGCGGCAGATCCTCCAGATCGACGACAACTCGGTGTGGATGGCCGACGGCGCAGGTGGGTGGATCCAGATAGCGCCCACCGCAGTAACGCTCGCAGCAACCAACGGCTTTCGACTCACTCC